GGGGTATGTTGCTCAACCAATTCAGCAGCTTCCTCCAGCACCTCGGCGCGGATGAGATCGATGGCGGCGGTAGATGCTTCTTCAAGAGGCTCCGGGTCACAGTCCAACCACAGGGCCATAACCTCGGAAACCCTTTTCACCAGCGCGGCGCGGTCAGTCATTGGGCTTCTCCTGTGCGAGGGCTGCGCGGGCTTCACGCTTTGCCGCCCTCACTCGTTCAATGGCGGCTGCAATAACACCTTCCCCAACTCGCTGCGGCATGACCTTTGCCAAATGGTCATCCGCTCCCAAATATTCCCGCAGCTTCGCCCGCAGCCGCTTGATCTCCCCAGCCGCCTCTCTCAACCCAATCGTCAGGTGCTGCGGCGCGTGCTGGTCCTCGAACTGCTGCGCCTGCCGGATCAGCCAGGCGGCAATCCCGCTCGGTTCATTTCCTAGCTGCGGTGCGGTGTGAGCGCGGGGAATGTCCCGCTCAGGATTAGTCATATCTAGCCTCTTGGACTGCAAGGATTTTGCAATGATTTGTCGCTTGTCTTGAGCCGGAACGGGAACAAAGCGGGCCATTTGTGCCGTATCTGTTCACTAAATATGCCGTTCCTGTTGCTTTTCCCACGTTATTTCCTCCCTAGACTTGGGCCGCATGGTGCATATCCAGCGGCCCTTTTTTATTTGATATCATTGGTTTTTTCTCCTTTACTGTCTATTTGAGCGATGTTTGCCCTCATGGATTTTGCAAGGATTTGTTCCCACACGGTCGTTACCCCAAGAGACAGTGTAACAAGTGCTTGGTCGCCCCAGATGTTCATGGCGTAATTAGCAATGCGGCAAACAAGGCGAACATTTTCGAGGGTGTAGCCTTTTGAGTTGTCTATGCGGTCAATGCTTGGGGCAAAAGCCCGATCCCGCATACTTTCCCCCTCAAGGTGAAAATCGACACCCGACACAGCGCATTTCCCGCGCTGGGCGATGAACAGTCCTGTCACATCGTCTGCGCTTAAACCTTTGCCCATCCCCTTTTTCTGTGCCCTGTTTCGGCTTCGCTGGGCAATGGCAACCAGTTCCTTGGTCATTTCCTTGGAAATGGTAGGAAGCGCCCCAGTTGATTTGATGAATTTGCGATAAAGGTGGCCTTGTCTGGCCTCCAACATCTGTTCGGCCTGAGAGCGGTCAGTGGTTTTTGTAGACTCGTAAATAGATTTTCCGTCTATTGAGCCGAGGATGTACCAATATGGAGAGTTGGGTCGCTGCCATAACTTCAGCATCAAATTTTTCTGTCCCTGCTCAATTTCCGCATAAAGTCGTGGACCTCTGTAATCTCTAGGTGACCGTACCGCTCATCAACCACGGCCAGTTTCTTCCAGCCCCCGGCCTCCTTTAGCCGTTTGATGCTGCCGCCTGCCTTCAGGAACCGTGCCGCAAATGCATGACGCCCCAATTCATGCCCGTCCCGGTATGGTAGCCCAGCGGCCTTGTGGGCGCGTCTCAAGGCCTTCCCAACGCCTTGAGTGGTGTCGTACCCCCATCCGCCTTCAGGGTATTCCCAGCCCTCTGGAAGCGGCACCATGCGCGGCTCTCCGTTCTTGGTCTTACTGACCAGCGCGTAGCCACCTTGTATGTCGGATTGTGATACGCGCAGCCCCTCGCCCGTGCGCAAGCCCGTGTAGGTCATCAAAGTGACAAGCGCCGCCAGCCCCAGCGGAAGGTGCGGCAGCAGGGCGTCGATGTGGGCATCATCAGCCGGATGGATTTGCGGCCTGTCCTCGTCACGGCGTTCCCAGATTGGGACATAGGCCCCCGGCAACTTGGCACGGACGGCGGAACGCATGATGGCGACCATTGGACCAAATAACTGGCGGTTGAGGGTGGACGCCTTGGCCGTAGGGTAAAGGGCGCGGGCGGCAGCGTCGATTTCGACCTGTCCTATGTCAGCCAGCGGCGTTTCCTTGAAGTGGTCGAGCAGCACGGTCAGGAACCTCTTTGGCTTACCCTTATTCACATAGACGGCTACGGCGTCGGCAAAGGTTGCGGGCTGGACTTTGCCAAGCTGCGTTTCTTCGTAAATCTGCCGTTCCCGCCTGACGCGGTATTGTTCGGCAAGGCCCCTGTCAGGAGTTCCCGTGCTTTCAAATACGCTGACCCCTCCAACCGTGCCGTAGAGCAGGAAGTTGGGCGAGCGTTTCGGGTACTTTTTGATACGGAGCATGTGAGGTATCCAAGGAACGTCTGAACCTGTTCCGGTGTGAAGCCTATTCCCCGGCCCAGCTTGCAGCAACAGCCTGCTTCCTTGGCCTTGGCAATCAGGCGCTTGAGAGACGGGCGGCGATTATCGGGAAACATCGCCTGGACTTCTTCAGGGCTATACAGTTTCATCTTTCGACTACAGTTCCATCCATGCGCTTTTTCCACTTGGACCGCTTGCCGCCCGGAAGCGGGTTGCGGCTGGTCTTGACGCCTATTGCCTTCTTCATCTGCCGATCTGCTTTCCGCATGATGCGAATGTCTTCACGGGTCTTGCCAGCGTGGCAGTCCTTGTGAGCCGGAAGCCAGTTGGTCTTGTCATCTGCACCGCCCAACCCGATTGCCTTGGGGTGTTCAACGTCCCACGGTTCGCCGGGGGCAATCTTCCGAGAACACAAGTGGCATATGCCGCCCGCGTCTCGGAATACCTCTGCCCGCCGCTTGGGGGTTATGGTGATGCGCTTCGCCATTAGAATGGGGTCGAGTCATCCAATTCAGCGTCAGGGAAGTGCTGGCGAACTTGCTTCACAACTGTTTCTGTCGGCCTCGCTTCCGTTCCGTCCTTGCGCTTGAAGGCAAGCGAGAAATACTTTTCTCCGTCCTGTTTTTCTTTAAGCCACGCGCTGATCCAGAGATCGGTCCCGTCAATGCGGCAAGAGCCGTTGTAGTCGGGGTGTGTTTCCTTTTCCTTCCGCTTGTTCTTGAACAGGCTTCCAGTGTTGTCCTTCGTTTCGTATGCCATTATGCGGCCTCCTGTCTTAGTATGGTGAGATCAACGCCGAGTAGATTGCTAATGATGTGCAAGGCCCGCTCTTTCGCCTCTTGAAAGGCTTGACGGCCCATTGCGTCACGGCGCTGGCTATCGGCGGTCCAGATCGTGACGGCCTTCTCGTCAATCGCCACCACGCTGTACTTGTCGAGCGACTTGGCCTTCGTCGCCAGTGTCATTGCCTCTGAATTGTTGGCGCAGACAATGCGCGTTTCGGAACAGAACCCTGCCTTGATGAGCGCCCATTTTCGGAGGTGTTCCGGCGAGGGGAAGTCATCCGCCATATCTTCCGGCAGGTTTTTCCAGGCTTCGTTCACCACGGCGAAGAAGTGGTCGTGGCTTGACTTGCTGCGGTGTTCCGCCATTTGCCAGCCATGCACCGCGCCAACGTCGAGTTTCACTCGCTTTGGATGGAGGCACCGGAACAGCCCGTTGCCTTCGTAGAGAAGGGGGAAGGTTTCGCTCATGCCGCCCTCGCACAGGAAGCCTTGTGGCTGGTGAACATTTCGATCATGTCAGCCTGCCACTGCGAGGGAAGTTTCAGCACTTCAGGACGAATTGACGTTCCCCATTCCTGGAGCATGTCGGGGTCATTGATTTTCCGCATATCGGTTTCGAGTTTGGCGAACAGCACGCGGGCATCTTCCATCTTGAGTGTGCCGCCACGGGGCAGCAGCTTCTCAAGCGTCTTCTGGCCTTCCGGCGTAATGAACCAAGTCTTGCCGCGCTTGGTGACTTCGGCGTAGTTGTTGCCAAGGTCATAGAGGTAGCGGCCAATTCCCCAGCGAACCGCAGCCCGCTTAAATGCGTCAGACAGTGCGCCTTTTTCGGCTTCAACGTCCGTATCTCCAGCGCCGTCAGACTTCCAAAGCCATTCGCCATTGATCTTGATGCCAATGTCGCACACGGTCTTGTTGGCCGTGTGGCTGTAGCGGCACTGCCAGCCGTCCAGACCGCAGATATAGTCAAGACGCTCCATCACATCGCGGGCGTCAATGTAGGCAAGGACTTGGGCTTTGCCCGTATCGCCCTTGTCATCAACAACGCGGGCAACGCGCCATGATACCTTGGACGGGGGCAGGGGTTCCCGCAGTTCCAGCATTAAGAGACTAACGTTCATTGTAACGGTCCTTGCTCTTTGATGGGCGGAAGCAGACAGCTTCGAAGCATTCGTCTTCGCTGGCTTCCGGGTGTTCCGCGCGGTAATCCTCCATCAGGTCGAAGAGGCTTTCGTAGGCGCGGCGTTCAATTTCAAGCGGGTCAATCTGTGTTGTGGCAAAGCGTGTCATGTCATCACCAGTTGATTGCAGCTAAGAACCCAATGCTAAATGCGATGAAGCCTGCGAGGGCGTTGACGGGTAGGGTCCAAGCCATTAGCGATTCTCCGCAAGATTGATTGCATCTTGGAGTTTGCTTAGAAGTTCGGTGTCAGCGTAATCAGAGCGCGCACCGAAGTTTGCAATTTCATCGTGGATGTGAAGTTCGGCAGCTTTCACGGCTTCAAGCAGAACCCTAATAATGTGCTGCTGGTCGCAAGCCCGCTCATAGGCGCTTTCAAATACCTTGTTCATCACCACTGCCTTTCTATGCGGTTGATTGCATCCCAGATGGCGCGGGCTTCTGGCTCATCTCCATCGAACTGTTCCAGAAGGTTTTCCATCGCCGCCAGCTTGGTAATGCCAAACCCGCGCATGGTATTTTCGTTCTCATCGTGGTTGTCCATGCGGGCTTCCCAATCGGCGCTGCGGTCAGGGATGGGCGGGCAGATGTATGAAACAATGACGTTCATGATTACCTCCCCATCTGCATGTCGCGGAGGTAGTCGCTACGATCGTCACCGTATTCGGCGTGGTCATCGATGATGCATTCACGCACCTTGTCGCCAAGGTCTTTCCAGTCGTATTCGAACGAACGCTGGATCAGCTTCCAGAGGTCAGGGTCAGACTTCTCGTCAACGGAGAACTCGTCGGTCCAGCGCGTTTGCTCAAACGTGACAGAGGTGATCTCCCAGTTGCGAGCGTCTTCGTAGTCAAGGTCAAGGGTGGCATCGAACTCAGCGACGAAGCCGCGCTTGATGGTGCCAAGGGCTGCGTCACGGCCAAGGTTGGAAACCAGTGTCAGAGTGTAGGGGATGTGAAGGGTTGGCATTGCGTGTTTCCCGATTGCATGGGAGAACACTACTACCAATATGGTAGTGAGTCAACAGGAAAGTTACCAACTAATGCAGAAAAACCGCATCCCATTGGTAGGATACGGCTTTTGAAACTGGTAAATCTACGGAACTGGATTAGAGTTGTTCGTAGCGCCCCACAACTAACGCGGTCACAACAATTTCATCGCGTTCTAGGCTTCCTTCCAGTTCTACGGGGTTCTGGAAACGCGGATCGGTGCTGTCGGGCATGAGAACTAGCTTGCGATTATGGACAGCCACTTTTTTCACAGTGGTTTCAACCATTCCATCCCGCCGCCGCTCGACCACAACAATGTCACCCTCACGGGGAGGACGGCCTACATTCATCCAGGGGACGCATACAATAAAGGTGCCGGGAGCAAAGACCTTGTTCATGGAAGTTCCCTGCACCAACAAGGCAAATTGCTTAGAGCTTTGGTAGCGCGGATCAGGGCCAATAGGAAGCGGGGGGTGCTTTGGCTCATCAATAACGTCAATTTCGCGCCAAACCCCCGCTTGTACTTCGCCTTCGACGGTTAGCCCTGCTGTCGCTACTGGTAGAAGCTGACCGAACACCTCCGTGACGTCAACCCCTAAAACTAAAGATATTTGACTGGCCCAGCGTTCCGTTAGCTGGCGCTTTCCGGTTTCAAGACGCTGGATCGTGGCGTCGGTTGTGCCGATCATCTCCGCAAGCTGTGCCTGCGTGAGGTTTTTTTTGACCCGCAACTCTTTGATCCTGTTCATTCTGCTATTCATTATCCGTACCATCTAAGGCGTAAACGGCCAATATGGATGGAATGCGCTTGCGGAGAACTTGCCAATATGGTAGGTTTCACCCATGACGCTTACCGAATACTTCCAGACACAACCGATGACCCGGCAGGAATTTGCCGTTTCAGTCGGCGTTGATCCTGTCACCGTCTACCGCTGGGAAAACGGTAAGCGCCTTCCTGTTCGTCACTTTGCGCGGATTGCGGAAGTGACTGAAGGCAAGGTTACAGCCAACGACTTCGTGCAGCCCCAAGAGGCCGCGCAATGAAACCCGCCCCGTTCCGTTGTTCCCCTAGATCATTTGGCAACGGCAAGCTCCTCCCTGGTGTCAGGGGCGGCAACTTGGCCCGCGTTACATGTAACGCTCTGTCCTCCCAGACGGGCCACTTTCTATTCAGTCTGAAGCAGCCGCAGAAGTTCGGCGCTCAGTTCACCAATGCTGGTCGTGGTTTTTCTCCGTCCTCCACCAGCGCGCGCGCGGCGTTTTATAGGCGGGCCTTGATGCCTGCCAAGTCGCGCCCGCTTCCATTCTCCAAAGTCAATCACGTTGCTCATAACGTTCTCCTTCCTTCCTTTACTTTACTCGGGGGGCATTCCGAGTTGCGGGAAAGGTGTTCCTAGCCATGAGAACAGCAGACCAAGTTCAGGACGAAATCAGCGCCTTGTTGCGTCACCTCGCTGACCCTGCCGTTGCGGGGGAGTCAGTAAAAGCGTGCATCCGCCGTGCCGCAACGCGGGCGGGTCTTACCTACGGCCAGACAAAGAAGCTCTGGTATCGGGAAACCAAAAACATTCCGGCCTTCTTGGCGGATGAATTGCGCGAAAGAGCAACACGGCATGACAGAGAATTACGGCGGGCCGCTTTCCACGCTCTGGTCGAAATGCAGCAGAGTGACCCGGAGTTTTTTAGCGATGCTCTTAAAGCGTTGGGCGACATTGTGTTGCCGATCTGTTGTCCCAATGATCCGGCTCGCAAGAAAGCTTGAGGCCGATCAATGACGGGTTTTGTATATGTACTGAAGTCGGAACTTGGGCATGTCAAGTTTGGCTTTAGCAAGACACCAAATAAGCGGTTTTCTGTTCTGAAAAGCGCGAATAGCGTGGATTTTGATGTCTTGCACGTTATCCCAGGAACGCTAGCGCAAGAGCGTTACATTCACACAATGCTTAAACCTCACAAGGTTCGCGGCGAGTGGTATCACGACACAAAGGAAGTTCGCTCTTTCATTCAATTAGTGGCGGCTGAACAACTGCCTGACCTTAACGATTGGCGTTCTGGCGGGAAGGATTT